AAGCGCTCCAGCGTTTACCCGTTTCAAGAGCCAGGGCGAATACGTCAAGGCCGCTGTCGCTGGTGACTCTGACGCCATTGAACTATTCCGCCCCGCTTCGACCTCGGCAGACGCCGCTATCGTTGCACCTTGGTTTGGTTACATCAACGGCCTGATCGCTAACAACCGCCCAACCCTGTCAGCATTCAGCCGTGCGCCACTACCAGCAACCGGTCTAACCGTTGAATACGCTCAGATCGACTCGAACACGCTTGACGTGGACGTTCAAGACCCAGAAAACGAAGAACTCGCTTTTGGTAACTTGACCTTCGAGACGATTTCTGTTCCAGTCAAGACCTACGGTGGATACAGCTCGTTCAGCAAGCAATACATTGAGCGCAGCCAGGTCAACACTCTTGACCAGGTATTCCAGGGTCTATCACTTGCTTACGCAGGTGCGTCTAACGCCAAGGTAGTTGCGACTCTTGCAGCCCTGAACTTCGCAGGCAAGACCTTCACCGCAGACGGCGGAACCGCAGCCTCACTGGCTACCGGTATCGCTAACGGTGCAGCATACATCTTCGCACAGACCGGTCTACGTCCAGAGTTCCTTCTGGCTTCGACCGACGCCTACGTTGCTATCGTTTCGGTTGCCGGTTCGGACGCTCGTCCAATCGTGTCAACCAACGGCGACGGCTCGAACACCATTGGTTCGGCTAACATTCCAGGCCTATCGGGCTCGGTCTTTGGTCTTCCAATCATTGTCGACCCTTCGCTAGCTGCGGGCACCGTCTACATGGCAAACAGCCAGGCTCTAATCATCATGGAGTCTGCTGGCCAGCCTGCAAGATTGACCGACTCGGACATCACAACCTTGACCGACAGCGTTTCTGTTTACGGTTACATGGCTGTTGCTGTTCCACGCTTCGGTGCGATCGTCAAGCTCGACGTAATCGACTAGTAGGTCTGTTATGACTGTGACGGTGGAACAATTCCGTGAATACGTTGGCACGGCTGAGGAGTCTCAATTCGTTGACGACTGCCTCGACCTTGCTATTGCCTGGGTGGACTCTTACGTAGGTGAGGCCACTGTGCCCGCTTCCGTAATTGACTTGTCAGTGCTCAACGTAGCCTCTGAAGAGTTCCACCGTCGCAGTGCACCTAACGGCGTCGCACAATTCGCTTCCATGGACGGAGCACCGGTAAGAGTGGCACTTGATCCCTCGAACCACGCTCGTCGTCTCCTGGAGCGTTACGTGGGCTTTGCCGTATGACAAGCGAACTAACTACGGCGAAGGCACAGTTTAGCGCTGTGCTGACCGCTGAGGGCTTGAAAGTTATGGACTATGTTCCAGAGCGTTTCATTCCCCCGGTTATCGTCATAGCCGCTTCAGGCACTTATTTGACCCGTTCCAGCATTGCGTCAGAGTTCATCATGGGCTTAGACCTAATGCTGGTCAGTCAGACCGCTACAAACAAGCAAGCAACAGAAACACTCGACCAGCTGATCCAGGACACAATCTTGGCTCTGCCACAATACGCCGGCCTCGTCGACGTAGGTCAGCCCTACACACTGCAAACCAATAACGCAGAATACTTGGCCGCAACGGTTCGAGTAGATCTACGTATCACAATCTAAGGAAATCAAATGGCTGCTTCGACCCGCATTGTCGGTCAAAACATCATCTTCACCCTCGACGGAGACACCTACGCTCCAGACATCAACATGTTCGAGCTGACCCTAGGTGACGCACCTGGTGGACAGCGCACCATGACCGAGGTTCGTCCTAACGGAGAATGGTCTCTAAAGCTCTCGGGTATCGTCTCAGGCGACTCGACCTCGCTTTACCGCCTACTCTGGGAGAACTTCGGCACTGAGGTTCCATTCGTTTGCAACCCAAACGGAACCACCGCAGGCGCACAGACTCCGAGCTACACCGGCTCAGTCGTGTTCAACGAACTTCCACCACTAGCACTAACCGCTGGTGAGGACGCTTCATTCGAGGTAACGCTTCGAGTAGTAAACAGTGGGCTCGACGTAGCCACCAAGCTTTACTACGGCGTAACCGTCGACGTAACTGCCTAAACACTCATGGCAAGGCGGACGCCGTCAGGACGACCAGCTAACGATCTGACAAAACAGAACTCGGCTATTCGTGTTGACGGCGTTCGTGCTACGGCGGACTGGCTTGGTCTTATGGGCACACCCGACAAGGCTTTGAAGGCTGCCAATAACGAGGCTGCCAAGATCGTGGCCAACCAGGCTAAACGTGACGCCAAGTTCAAAGGCAAGAGCACCGGGCGCTTAGTCCGAAGCATTCGACCAATGTCAACGGTGACCACTGCAATCGTTCGAGCTGGTGGCGCTTCAGTTCCATACGCCGGGCCAATTCACTGGGGCTGGTATTACGACAAGCACTGGTTTATTTACAAAAACATTGCACCAAATCCCTTCTTAGCGAAGGCACTCGGATACAATCGAGACGTGATACTTGCAACCTACAAGGAGCAGGTCGACAAACTGGCAGCGCAATACAAGCCACCAAAACCGAGGTAAGGAACAAACATGAGTGACCAGGCAATCGACTTCGAGCAGCTGACGCTAAACGAAGTAGAAACTATTGAAAATCTAACCGGTATCTCTATCGACCAGGTAGTTGGAGACGGCACACCGAAGGGCAAGAACTTGAAGGCTATTCTGTTCGTGCTCAAGAAGCGTGACAACCCTAACTTCACAATCGAAGAAGCCGGCAACTTCACTCTGAGCGAGGTCACGGCCATGTTCGGAGCGAAAGACCCAAAAGGCAACAACTAAAGAAAGACCAGGCTCGCCGCATGGCTCAGTTTTGTGTGGCAGTCAAAATGACTCCAAGTGATTTCAAAGCGTTGACGCTTATGGAATACACCGAGTTCATTGAGGCTTTCTCGGCGTCTAAGGGTTCCGATCTAGAAGGACTTATCTAATGGCGGCTCTAACTTCATTCTTGAAGGTGACAGTCCTCGGCGACTCGAAGCCTATGACCAGCGCTATGCGTAAGGCTATGCGTGAGTTGCAGCAGGTCGAAAACGGTATCAAGAAGATGTCGGGGAACATCAATAAGGCCATGGGCGCCATGGGTATCGGTCTTGGTGTTGCCGGGCTGACCAGCCTTGCCAAGGCAGCGTCTCAGGACAATCTTTCTATGGTCAAGCTCGAGACCGCTATCAAGAACGCCACCGGCGCAACCGACGAGGCAATCACTAGCAACGAGGCCTACATTCAGAGCCTCAGTAACCAACTGGCGCTCACCGACGACGAACTTCGTCCGGCTATGCAGGCTCTTGTTTTGGCCACTGGTGACCTTAGCCAGGCACAGGCGCTCTTGCCTATCGCCGCCGACTTGGCAGCCTCGGCAAACATTGACCTGGTCACCGCCTCGAAGGCACTTGCCAAAGCGCAAAATGGCAACATGACGCAGCTCTACAAACTTATGCCTGCGCTAAAAGGCGTCAACGACCCTATGGCAGAACTTCAGCGCCTCACCAAGGGCGCAGCCGAAGCAGCAGCCGACGCTTCACCATTCCAGAAACTAAGCATTATCTTCGAGAACCTTCAAGAGACTCTCGGGCAATACCTTCTGCCATACCTGACTACGTTCGCCGAGTGGCTCACCAGCGACGACGGCCAAGAGAAACTACAAATGCTCGCCGACGGCTTCGGAATGATTTTCACCAACCTGGCGAACATCATCAGTTTCTTGTCTGATAACACTTGGATCGTGGGAACCATTGCCGGGCTCTTTGCACTCGTGAAGGTTTGGCAGCTCATAAACAAGGTTATGAAAGTTGCCTACGCAATCACCAAGGGCAACACAATCGCTCAAATGGCTCTCAAGGCTGTGACCGGCTCGGTAGGCATTGGCGCTATCGTTGCTGGTGTTGCAGCCGTAGGCGCTGGCCTGTTGGCGTTTATGGCTATCGACTCGTTACTTGGTGGCACTGACGACTCGGGCACGGTAGTCATTCCGAAGGCTAAGAAGCTCGAGGTTCCCGAAGTCAAGCCGTTTGTGCCTAAGAAGTTGCCAGGTGTCGGAGACGGCGAAGGTGGCGGCGGAGCCAAGGGATTGAAGAAGGCCGAGTCTGCCCTAATCGCTGCAATCAAGACTGTGCAGACCAAACTTGCCGAGGTTCGTAAAGCAATCCTCGACATGGCCGTAAAGTTCTATCAGTCAGTCGAACTCGGTTTTGGTCTGCTAGATCGTGGCTCGGCAAAGGTGTTCCGTGCCGACCGTTACGTGCGTGAACTGAAGCGCATGCAGGGAGCACTAGCCGACTATCAAACCAACCTGGCTAAACTCCAGTCGCTCGGTGGCGCAGCTGCAACACCGCTACTCCAGCAAATCTTGGGCATGTCACCTGAAGAAGGCGCAGCAATCCTTCGAGGCTTTGCCAACTCTCCAGACCTGTTCAACGAAGCACTCTCAGCAACTCAAGGTCTAGCCGTTACCGGTGCTCGAGTCGGTGTGTCCGCTTCAGGCCTTGCAGGCAACCAGCCTGTTGCTGAAATGGTCAACGAGATCAAGTTGCTACGTGGCGAACTCAAGGCAGGCAAAAACACCTACAACATCAAGTCGACCATGTCGGCTAACGAAATCATTACGGCTATTCGTGCCTGGGAGAAGTCCACAGGCAAGACGGTGCTGGCTGGCTAATGTTCGAGTTTGCTGACCACTTTGGCGTATTCATTGGCACTAGTCCGAATGACTTGTTTCGCCTGAACGTCTCAGAGCTTGACGGCACTGACGTGCTGGCCAACGACGCAGCGCCTCTCATTGAATACGTAGACTTCGCTCAGTATTGCACCGAAGTCGTTGTCTCTAATGGTGTCAGCGCAGTCGGAACCACAATCGACTTGGGTATGAAGACCGGCACACTAGTTTTTAGCGCCGAAGGTGTAGACCCTTTTGCTGGTTACTTCATCAAGGTAAACAGTCCAATCAAGCTAGTGCTGAAGAATTACCCGACCGCAGCGGACACGGACTGGTTTCAAGGGTTTGTAAAGGACATTCAGCGAGACACTGACGCCAACGGGATCACTCGAGTAGTGATTACCCTGGGCGACCAAATTGAGCAACTGATGAGCTTCGAGACCACGATTAGCGTAGTTGCAGACCAGACCTTCGAGGAGCGCTGGGCAGACATTGACGTAGCCGTTGGCACTTTGATAAACCTAAACACCACACGAACCACTAGCAGCACTCTGTTCCCAGGCATTGACATCTTCGAGACGGCATTGGGCGACACAATCCTCGAGACCATGCTGGGAGAACTAGGCTGGCTAATCACCACACGCTTTGACGTAGTCGTTCCCATGAGCCGCAGCTACTTAGCGACCACTCTGGCCGGTGCACACTCTTACGAAATACACCAGGACGTAACGGCCCACCACATTCCACCGACATACATAAACGTGGCCTCGAGTAGTGCCGACATTGTCAGCACAATAAACGCCTCACTAACGTGGGATCCAGGCACGACAATTACCATGGTTGACACTGACCAGGCAGATCTTTACGGCAACTCGACGCTCGACATTGAGCTGAACCTGGCTGACTCGGATAACTTGTCTAACTGGGCGTTTTACGCTCTGACTTTGACCGGTAATCAGAACATCAAATCTATTTCGGTTGACGGCTTCGACCACAGAAACATGAAACTGCATGAGGTCTATGAAATGGAACCAGCCGAGTGCGTTTTGGTAAATGTGCAGGCCAACGGAATAAACGTGAACGAGAATTACCTCATTAGCAAAGTTACACACATGATCACGCCAGATACTTGGCAAACCGACCTAGAACTATGGAGAAACTAAATGGCAGGCGCAGGATACAAAACCTTTACTGCTGGCAACATTCTTAGAGCCAGCGAAGTAAACACCTACCTTATGCAGCAGTCAGTTATGCGCTTTACGACCACGAGCGCAGCTGACACCGCACTGGGAGCAAACAAAGCCGAGGGCATGGTTATCTTCGCCACGTCCAACGACACGCTCTACGGCTACAACGGTGCGGCCTGGATACCATTCGCTACGGCTCTAGGTTCCGGCACTGGTTACATGGGAGCCTGGACTGGTTACACGCCAACCTTTACCGGTATCACCACAGGCAACGGCACGAGCTCGTTTACTTACGTCCAGCAGGGCAAGACTGTGCACGTCCGTGGACGCTTCACCTTCGGTTCGACTTCAGCAGTGACCGGTGCGGCTTCAATCTCGCTCCCGGTAACAGCCACCAGCGCCAACTTTGTCGCTAACCTCACCGCTCGAGCAGGTGGAGCCGACTACGCCATGTTGCCAATCGCAACGACGACCACAATTGGCGTCAACGCTTTGGGCTCGGCGGGAACCTACGCCAACCGAGTGACGGTCTCGAACCTGATCCCGGGCACCTGGACGACCAACGACTTCATCACCTTCTCAGCAACCTACGAGGCAGCATAATGATTACCCTGTTTATTTGCACAGCCGAAGACTGCGCTAACAAAGACATTCAATACCGAGTCGAAGACGCTCCGGCTTTGGTCACTTGCGGCGGTTGCGGAGTCAAGCTCGAGGGCGTTCCAAGTGAGTGACACCAGACCTACGCAGTCGGCCATGCTGGTTCAAATCCTTCAAGACTTGGCTGAGATAAAGTCCGAAACTAAACGAATTGCCGACCACGAAACACGTATCCGATCGCTGGAGAAGTTTGTTTGGTCTGCCTCAATACTTAGCGCACTGATAACCGCAGGCGCTATCACCCTGATAAACCGAGCACTAGGAGCATAACCATGGGATTAGTAAACAGCGCTTCATTCCCGAAGCCGGGCAAGCCTGAGCCAAAGAAAACCAAAAAAACCAAACCAGCCGAAAAGTCCGAGCCGACCGTCGAGGAACTACTCGAGTCCATGCCTGACGACTGCTGCTCTGAGGACTGCCAGGAGTGCAACGTAGAGAATGGCTGATTACCTAGAACCGTTCCCGAAGAAAACTCGAGGCGACGAACTAGGCAACCTAGCGCCGTATCGTAACGGCCGACCGCACCGAGGCCAAGACTGGTCACCAAAAGAACTCTCAGTGATCCCTGCCATTACTCGAGGCAAAGTTATCTTCAACGGCTGGACTGACGTGCTGGGCTGGATAGTCATTCACTCCACCATGGACGAGCTATGGGTGCTTTACGCACACCTAGCCGAACAGTCAACGCTCGAGGTCGGAACCGTCGTCGCTATCGGCGACCCGATTGGGCGTGTCGGCGGTGGCAAACACAAATCAGGCAGCGCCTCGACCGGTGCTCACTTGCACCTGGCAATAGCCAAATCCAAAACACCACACCTTTGTGCCTTCGACGATCTAGTTGACCCTTTGAAGCACATAACCGCAAACCTCAAGAAGAAGGCAACCAAATGAACCACAAGAACGTAAAACGAGCCAAGCGTGTCGCCGCATTCATGGCCGCCTCTGGTCTACTCGCACCAGGCGCAGGTAACTGGTTCGGTATCGACGCACTAGCCTCAGCTGCATTCGGAGCCGTGCTGGTCGGCGTGTCGCTAATCGCAACCCTGCTGCTCATCTACGCAGGCCGAGGATACGTCGAGGACGCAGCCTTCGACAAGGCCATAAACGAACAGATTGAGCAGATCCAGTCCAAGAAAAAGGACTAAGATAGACAAGAGCCGTTCCCCCTCGTTCCGGCTCCTTGAGACCGTCGGCAATTTATTGTCGGCGGTTTCTTGTAATTTGAAAACATGAACGAGATTGAGAACAGAATTGAGACGACTGGCCGGGCTATTTTGCTCGGTCACTTCGAGTCCGGTTCACCCGAGTGGCATGCAGCACGTGCCGGTATCGGTGGCAGTGACATCGGAACTATCTGCGGAATAAACCGCTGGCAAACCCGTCAAGAACTCCTAGAAAGCGCTGTGAGCGGTTCTAAGGGCATAATCGAGCCAAACCTGCCTATGCGTATGGGAACAGCGTTCGAGCCGTCTATCAGGCGCCTATGGGCGGAAGACCACCCAGAGCTCACAATCGTCGAGACTGGCACTTGGCGCAGCACACAGAACCCTTTTTGGACTGCGAACCCTGACGGGATCATCAAAGACCGAGAAGGCAACCTAAGCATTCTTGAAATCAAGTTCAGCCAGGCACGAGAACTACCCGAGTCATGGGTTTATCAAGTGCAGTGGTATTGCATGGTTTTAGGGCTCGGAAGTGCTACCATAGTCCAGTGCTCAGGTAATAAACTGCTCGAGCACCACATCAAGGCCAATGTGTTTCTGCAGCTAGAAATGCAAGACGCCGCAACAAAATACGAGAGAGAACTGAGGGAACAAAATGGCATTCAACCTTGACGACTACGAACCAGTCGAGAACCGAATTACATCATTCTGGGTCAAATACCCGGCTGGCCGCATCATCACTTCAATCGTCGCAGTAGACGAGAAGATGATCGTGATGAAGGCTGAAATCTTTACAGACCGAGAAGACCCTCGCCCGGCGACTGTCGACTTCGCTCAGGAATACATCGGCGGCTCTAAGCTCACGATGAACTCTTGGCTCGAGGTCTGCGCCACGTCGGCGATCGGACGTGCCCTGGCTGACTTGGACTTCGTGAAGACCAAAGGCAAGCGCCCGAGCCGTGAAGAGATGAGAAAGGCTGTGCCCGAGCCTAAGACTTCGAAACTTGTCGGTGACGCACTTATCGTCTCCGCTATGGAACACGCCTCAGAAGGCAACCTCGAGGGTTTACGAGCACTCTACGCCGAAGCACAGGCAGACAGCCAGCCTGCAACGGTGCTCGACGAGATCCAGAAGATAGCCAAGCCACTAGCCGAAGCCAAGTAAATGGGCTTCCACGCAGTGAGCGCTGTTTTGGCGCACTCGAAGGCTCAGTCGACCACGAAGTTAGTTTTGGTCGCCCTGGCACACTATTACGACGACGACGGCAAATACGGCGCATGGCCTTCACAAGCCCTTCTCGCCCGACTTGCTAACTGCTCCGAGCGCACAGCTCGACGAGCCCTCAAAGAATTGTCTGACGCCGGTGAGATAGACGTCCTACTTCACCAGGGTGTTGGACATGATCCACAGCGACGCACAAACCGTTACCGGATACTCGTCGACTGCCCTGAAACCTGCGACGGCAGCACCCAACATCGAGACCTGACATTAGCGGCCATGCGTGACCGCCTGACAGGACAAATTGGGTCGGCTGACAGGACAAATTGGGTCGTCTCACAGGACACAGGTGGCCGGTTAACAATTAAGAACAACCATTAAACAATTAAAAGATATATACAGAGAAACGAGAGAAAAATGGCACTAGTAATCATCAGCGGCGAGGCAAAGGTTTCAGAGTCTCGCAAGTCACTAACAGTCTGGGAAGACTTCATCGTGGAGTATGCAGACGGCAACAAGTTTGAACGCAAGCGCAAGTGGCAGGTTTGGTTCAACGGGATCACTGACATCAATTCAGGCGACTGGGTAGAAATCAAGGGTGAACTCGGAACGAAGCTTGAAACCTACGAGAAGGACGGCGAGACCAAGTCTGCAGTCGGACACTCAATCAATGATCCACAAGTTCTCCAGGTGAAAGCCAAGGCTGAGCAGAAGCCTCGTGACCTTGACGACGAAGTCAAATATGGCGGAATGCCCTTCTAATGCTCGAGATACATGTTCCCGGTCAGCCGATACCTCAAGGGTCTAAAACGGCTGCAGTGATCTCTGGCCGGGCAGTCATGTTCGATAGCAACAAGAAACTCAAGCAGTGGCGTTCAAAAGTTACAGCTGCAACATGCAGCGCACTAATTCAACAACCGTTTAGCCATTTCTTATCCGACGAGCCCCTGGTCGTTTTCTTGGAGTTTTACCTGGAGCGACCAAAGACCGTAAAGCGCCTGTTCCCAGCCGTGAAGCCTGACCTGGACAAACTAGTTCGAGCTGTATTCGACGGGATCACTGACGGCTATGCCTGGCACGACGACTCCCAAGTAATCGCCGTCTACGCCTCAAAGCACTACGGAGCGACACCAGGAGTGCAAATCCGTATTTATAACAAATCAGTAACGGACAGCGACACGCTGCGAAAAGCGTTGCAAATCGACTAAGTTAGAACCGTGACCAACACCGGTCACACAAAACGAGGAGAAACAAAATGGCAGCAATAAAAGAACTAGTGTTCGAAGCAATCGAGTTGGCAGCAGCTTGCGAGGAAGGTCACACCAACCGAGCAGAAGCACTGGCCGCATGGACTACATTCCGCAACTCAATGAACGACCGCTACGGATCAGGTATCGAAGCCTGGCTAGTCGACATCTACGACTCAATCGCAGACCGCTCAGGCGAATACTGGGAGCTCTACCAGGAGACCAACTAATGAAGACGGTTCTCTCCTGGCTAATCGGCTTCGCAGCCATATTCCCAATCTGGGTAGTAGGGCTCCAAGCGCTCGCAGTCAATCACCCAATCTGGGCTAACCTAACCGCACTAGTCGGCGTAGCAGTCTTCTTCAAGATACTGACACGTAATGACTAAGAAACTCCGGGCACTGACACACAAAGAGCTCTGCGCTCTAGTGATCACTAAAGCAATCCGGAACGACGTTCAACCCATGGTGCACTTCATTCAAGAGCTGCGCCGCCAAGGTTTCGACGACCTAGAAGTCGGACGCCTATTCACAGAAACCGCCATGATCATCTTCGGAGAAACATGGCCAGAAGAAAACGAGGAAGAAAATGAAACCACCAGCAAGAGCGAATGAACGTGAACTCATCATCAAATA